ATCCAACAGGCGAGTAGCAACGAATTGCAACGCAGGTGGGATAACCAGCTTAGAAGGCTTAGCTGCGATAAGCAGACCACGCTCATCAGTCCAACCAGCGATCTGGATAACAGCCGCTTCAAGAGAAGCTTCGTTAAGGTCAGCCGCAACAGCAGGACGGTTTGAGTTAGTACCACCAGATACTAGAGGGTGAGCAGTAGAACAGAGAGTCTGTCCATCACCATATGTAGTACCGGCAGCAAAAGCGTTGTTAAGAATAGCAGCGCCTTTGGTTTGCTTGGTGTACGCCATAGCGCGGGCAAGTGCCTTTGTATAGCGAGAAGAGAGAGAATCGTAGAGATTATCTTCGATTGCTTCCTCAGTCAGCGAAAAGCCCATAGCGACTGTCTCGTGTGTGTAACGAGCAGTCCAAGCTTCTTGCGCGTTGTCATAAGAGATTGCAGAACCCTCACCTTTAACAGGTGCAGCACTGAAACCGGACAACTTGGTTTCTTCCTCGAAAGACCGTTCCGAAGATTCAGTCTCGAAGATTTCAGCAGCCTCATCACCATACTTAGCGTATTCGAGGCCAAATAGGGCGTTTAGGCCCGGTAGTAGCTCCTTAAGGAGTTGCGCTCTTGAAATAGCCATTAGTCAGCCTCCTTATACGCCAGTTGTGTTGTTGTACTGATGCAGGTTGATCTTAACGACCAGCTCCACAAAAGTATCAGCAGCGGTTTTAGTTTCGTCTATTGTGTCAATAACGCGCACAACTAGACCTGCGGTTGTAGCTTCGGAGCCTGCCAGCACTGACGCGCCAGAGTTTCCAGTAGCCGTATCACCCGTACCTGCCAGAACAGACATGTTTGCGCCTACAGCAGCGCGAGCCGCCGAAGACATAGAACTGTTAGCAGCAGTTACAGCGACTTTAAATGCCGCCAATGGATCGTCAACTACGATAGCAAAAGCTTCAGTAACGCTAGTGCCGGGGTAATACTGGGCCGGTGTAAACTGGCTTTCAGCATTAACGTACTGGACACCTACAAAGACGCCCGAAGGGGAGCCAGTAGTAGTGCCAGTAAACTTCTCGATTGTGCCTGCCGCTACGATTTTAACCAGATCGCCGTAGAAAATAGCCGTGTTGTAGGTGCTCGCAATAGGAATAAGGCGAGTCTGTCCTGCATAAGGCGTACCGTCTACACGGTTAATTGGGTGAAAACCGTAGGGTGCACTGACTGTTGGATAAGCCATGATAAAACACTCCTAAAATAAAGTTAGTTCCCTCTGCCGAAAGTAACCTTCGATTTCCTATCATTGAATATAGGCATACGAGGATCATTCTCGCGCATGAGGTTATTGTCCACGGAGTTCATCTGAGATTCCGTTAATTGGTCGTAATACTCAGTTCGCTCTTGGACAAGCTCGTCGGGAGCTTTACATAACATTAGACCACCTACGATGACGTTATCTTTGAACCGTGCGTCAGCAACGGCATCGCTAAAGATTTCGGGGTGATCCTCTGCACGTACAGGCTCCCAGCCTTCACGTAATTTAGAGGAAACATTAGTGGAATCAGGTTGACCCATAGTGCTCACACGAACCCAGTGAAACGTATACCCATCTTGAGGAGTAGGATCAGGCAACACTGTTGGCCTTTTCCACGCCTGCTTACGGGTATTTTTCTCACGGGTCTCCGTGTCTCGCTTAAGTCTATTCTCAGCCATTTTGTTTCCTCGCTAGTTCAGCAGCCTGTTTGGCGTATATTTCCAACGGAACCCCAAGTTTGTTTGCAATAGCTATCTGTGACGGCGTAAGCCTAATTTTCTTAGGCGCTGTGCTCCGCGTTGCGGGAGCCACCACATTGCTAGGTTTTTGCTTGGGTGCTACCTCTGGTTCGTCTTCGATTCCATCATCGAATTGATCGGGGAATACTTGTCGCATACGAGAATTTATCTTCTCGTAGTATTCATCAGATAGAGGGTCTGCACCCTCTTTTGTTAACTTGTTATGCAATCCTAGCGCAAACGCAGTCATTTCGTCATCAGAACCAAACCACGGATTTTCATCCCTCCAAGATTCGGCCTTTACGTCACGTTGCGGTTCGGGCGCAAGTTGTTGTGATTGAACAGTATTTTGCTTGGGTTGTAAAGCTGTTTGCTGTTCTGCGGTTTCTTTTGGTTTTAAGCCATTAACACGCTCCATACGTATCTGGGCTGCATTCAACATAGTTTGCGCTTCTAGTACCGCATCAGGTTCTCCTGATTCGTACGCTTGCCGGTACTGCCTCTTAGCCATATCCAACTCAGCTTCAACCTGCTTCCTAGCAGATTGAATTAACGCATTATGGCTTTGATCTGTCTTACTTTTAAGTTGTTGATTTTCATCAATTAAATTTTTAGCGTACTGCTCAAGGGCTTCACGCTCACGCTCTGCGGCTTCTTTAGCCCTACGCTCATCGTGGTAACCCTTACTAAAGTGCTTGATCCGGTTTTTAACTTTCTCCGAATAGTTCTCAAGCTCTTCATTGGTAACTTCTTCAGGGGGAGGAGAAGGTTTACGCCCACGATCTTCCGGGGGTACGTCATCCACCACCTCAATTTCTACTTCTCCTGCCTGTATAACTTTTTCTTTCTCGGCAGGTTTTTCTATAGTTTTACGCCCTTCGACTCCTTCAACCTCTATTTCTGCGGCTTTAGGTTCTTCTTGGGGCACCTCAACTTCTTGTAAGTTCTCTTCCTTATCAGGATCAGGGAACTCAAACTCAACTTGTTGTATTGGCATGGTCTAGTCCTTATGCGCGAGTCAATTTACTCGGATCGTCAATAACGGCCTCGATAGAGTCATCGTTCATCAAACGGTACTCCTCGTTGCCTACTTTAAAGCGCGTGCCTGTGTTAGCACGGAACATTACAAAGTCTCCCTCTTTACACCACGGGCCAGAAGGAAACCGCTCTTTATCGTTATAGGCTTGGTCACCCATATCGACCACCACCCCCACCATAGTCAGGATAGTCTCTTCTCTAATGGTTGAGCTGGCCTTAGCGATACCACCTTCAAACGTGTCTTCTATCGTAGGGAGGGCAATAAGCACGCGGTATCCCACGGGTTTAGGGACGTGCGCGTCCAACACCACTTCTGCCTGCTCTTTCTCTTCTATCTGTTTGCGCCGCTTTTCTTCCAGCGGGGTAAGCTTTGCCACTTCAGTCATCTTCGTCTTCCAAATGATTGCGCGAAAGGTCTTGTACTTCTCTGCGTGCGGCGGCTAGACCTCGGATTGCCCCACACGATTCCCTATAGGAGGGGAAGTCTTTTGCACCCCCACTGGTAAGAAATTCTTCTTGGCTTTGCTGTAACTCAGCAAGTTTGTCATCAAGTACGTCAAAGACGGTTTTTGCCATTAAATTTATCTCCCTAAATTGTCTAGGATAGCAAGCGCGTTTGCTAGGTTTAGCGCTGCTTGAGAGGACTTCATAGCTTCGTTAGGCTCCTCTACTGCGGCATCATGGCAAAGGCAGTACATAGCTCTTAATGCTGCAATATGTACATCTCTAATCGAGTATTCTTGCCCATTGTTTACATTTTTAGGGTCACGCGTTGTATTTCTCATAGGGTTCTAACTCCTGTGATTGTGGTTGTTTTTACCTCCTAGGAGGCGTTTGTTGCGCTTTGGCGAGGTCTAATATGGCTTTGGCCTCATCCAAGTCTTGTTTTGCGTTAGCTTGCTCTGTTTGTGTAGCTATACGTGTAGCTTCAATAGTAGCAGTGTTATTTGCTTTGTCAGCATCTAAATTAAGTCTCGCCGCATCTAATGCAGCATCAGTTTGGTCTTTTTGAGCTTTACGCTGTTGTTCAGCGACTTTAAGCTGCAATTCTTGCTGCTGCATCTGGAATACAGGGTCTTGGGCTTTTTGCTGCGCCGCTTGTTGTGCAGCAGCTTGTTGTTTCTGTTGTGTGAGTTGTTGCCCAGCTTGTGCCATAGTCTGAGAAAGAAGTTTCTCCATTTCCTCTGGCATCTCTTCTTCAGGTGCCGGTAGCTCTACACCAAGCTTTGCAGCCATCTGTTGTCTGTAGCTGAAGCCTATGTGCTCTGCTATGTGCGCCTGAAGTGCGGCCACCACCTGCTGTGCAGCGGGGCTTTGGCCTATAAACGCCGCAATCTGCGGGTCTTGAAGGAATGCTTGGTGTGTAGCAATGTGCGCGTCATGGTCTTGGTAAATGAACGCTTTGACAGGTTTGCCAATAAGAGCTGCCATATTTTCACTAACTGGATCAGCCGGTTTGATGTCTTCCGCAGTAGGTACAAGCTTATCTGCGTTCTTAATGCCCAGAACCTCGATCATCTGTCGGTGTAACTGGGGCAGGTCGTATATCTGTGGGGTAGCCTGTGCCATCTGCAACACAGTCTGATACTGCACAACTCGTTGCGCCATCGTACTGTTGTTGGGATCGCTGACAGGAATTACTTCCACCATGTCGTAGTCCATGCGGCGGGCACGGGGTTCTCCACGGTCAGGCATGTACATATACTCATCGGGCGCATACTCAGCGATGATGCCTCGCAGAAGTTTGAACTCCTGTTTCATCGAGTAGTGGACACGGGCTTGGACCGCAGCCATCGGCTTGAGAGTGCGCTCCAACAGAGCAAGGGTTGTTCCGACAGGCGCGTTGGCGCTCATGTCAGAAATGTTCATATCACTGATCGCCCCTAAACGTCGGCCTTCTTCAGTGATCTGCTTCAATAATGCAAGAAGTGTCTGACTAGGCTCCTTGTAGGGGAGCGTCATTAAATTGTCTTTTATACTGCCAGAAGGCACGTCTACATCACGAAACTCACCGGGGCCAATAGGAGTGTCATCGCCCTTAACCCGCAGCCCACGGGACTTCAAGCCCCCCGGTAGGTTCGACAAAGTACCCGCGTCAACTAGTTGACGGATAAGGGAGGTACCAGCCCTAGCGTAGCCGCCAATAATGTGAATTAAACCAAGACCATAGAAGCCAAAACCCGGTACATAAGAGTAGTGGACAAAATGTTGACGCTTGAGCATCAACGGGTCTTCGGGGTTCCAGTTACGGCGGATAGACAAAACAGTGCTGGTGCCCTGCTCTATCGTAACAATGTAGGGTTTTGCTACCTGAAGCGGGCCTTCTTCTTGGTCAACCTCGTCTAATATGAGGTCTGCATGGACTTCTAAGAGCGTGTAACGGTCATCGTCGTTGAGGGTGTACCCCCCTTCCTGTGCTTTTTTCTCCTCTATATCGGTGTGATAGGAGGTAGGATCGCCTAGTTCAACTTCTCTATAGAAGCCAGCAACCTGCAATTTAACGAGATCGTTCTTGGTTTTACGCATCACATGGGTAACACGCTCGGCTGTCTCTATGTTTGACGCGCCATAGGGGACAATCATGTCCTCGGCAGGGATATACATAGCAACCTGTCTGCCAAGGTTGGGATCAAAGTAGACTTTTTTAAACGCAGACCCTGCAAGACCAAGGGAGTAGAGTAACCTTTCGTGTTCAGGACGGTATTCGACCATGACATCGGTAAGTTCGTAGTTCATGTCCGTCTTGACTCGGAGGGCGGCGTCTTCCTTCTCCTTGGTTATCTCTCCAAGTACCTTGGTCTTGACAGGGCCAGCGGCGGGGAAAGTTTCACTCATCGCTTCAGCTTGGAAGCGGATAGCGGCTTCGGCTAGGACATTGGAATAGACACCACAGGCATCTTCCCAAGGCTCGACACGCTCTTCGTATTTGAAACCGAGCACATCTAGCCCTTTAACAAAGGTATCGGCCCACTCTTTACGGCTAGATGTGTCGGTCTCGACATAATCTATAAGCTCTGAGGCGATCTCTGTCAACTGTCCGTCTTCTAAATATTCTGCAAGATTAGCGTCAAACGGCGCACCAGCCGCTTCTTCCATACCTGTTTCAGGTACTAAAGTAATCTCAACGCTACCATCGTCCATTGTTACCATGTCAGGGTTAACAATCTCGATTTCCATTTGTGCTTCTTCTTCAACCGCCAGACCTTCTGGGGTTTGGTATAAACCTTTCTCAATAGCCATCAGTAGTACCCGCCTCTACGTTGCTTGAAGTATTGCACCTCGTCCGGCTCATCTGTGGGGAGCCGTATAAACCCGCCTTGTCTAAAGCGCATAAGCGCCATTACAGTGGAATCCACTAAGTCATCATTGGACATGAAGGGAAATCCCGCGATCTCCTCTACAACCTCTTCTGCCCAGCGCGTCTGTGGAACCCAACATAGCCCTGACTTTATTATATCCGCAACGGAGTTAAGCCGCGCCATCTTATCGCCCGAACCCCTGTGCGGAGTGTATTCTTGCACAACCAAGCCCATTCTGCGAAGTTCTTGATATAACGGCGTGCCACTACCCTTCTTCTCCACAATAAACGAGTCCGGCTCCCACTCTAAATACTGCTCATACGAGAGCTGTTTAAGCTCTGGGAACTCCATCCGCTGCTTGATACTGTTCAGGAGTATCAGCTCGTACCGATCCTCCTCGTTATTGAAAAATACCCCCCATACGGTCAGCGCTGTGTAGTCAGCACGATTGTGCTTTTCCGCTGCGGCGTCCAGAGACATGATCAGATACTCACAGGTGGGGGGCTGCTCCTCCTCCCACTCGTTCCACCACTCACGTTTAACTAACGCAGCCTCTTCGGCAGTGGGAGTTTGTTGGTACTGAGCGTTCCACTGGAATAACGGCATGGAAGCTTTGGTACGGTATAAGGCATCGAGGTTAAAGAACTCAGGCCAGAGAGGTTTCTCAATGAAGTTAGTGGGCTTTTCGGGGTCTTCTGTCTCTAGTATCGCCGGAAACTCTACCACCTCATAGCTATCGGCCAGTTCATTCTGGGTCATATCCCGCGTCACGCGGCCTGTCAGATCATCCAGATGCCACCTAGTCTGTATGATAGCGACTCGACCACCGGGCATCAGACGCGTACGAGCACCGAACGTGAACCATTCATACGCCTTATCAAATACGTCGAGGTTCCCATTGATGATGTCCTGTTCGTTATGTGGGTCATCCACGAGAAGTAAGTGGGCACCACGTCCCGCAAGGGCCGAACCTACACCACAAGCGAAGTACTCTCCGCCTTTACTCGTGTTCCACCGCCCTGCCGACTTACTGTCTATGGCAAGTTGTGTGTCAGGAAAAATTTCTCTGTAGTCGTCTGTAGAAATCAGATTCCGCACCTTCCTACCAAAGTCCACCGCAAGGTCTGTAGTGTGAGATACCATCAGCACCTTCTTATCGGGGTTTTTACCCAAGAACCACGCGGGGAAATAGATAGAAACAAGCTGCGATTTGCCGTGTCTTGGGGGCATATTCACACATATACGGTCTTTTCCAGTGTTTTCTGCTGGTTTGCCGTCATATTCATACTCCCGCCCCTGCTCGATCTCCATCAACAGGTCGCCTAGTATGCGGTGGTGCTTGCCTACCTTGTAATCCGGCTGCATAGCGCAACAAAACGCGATGAGGTCGTCCCGCGCAGCCTCTACTTTTCGCTTACGCTCGTACTCATCCAGTGTCTTAAGCAGTTCTTCCTGCTCTTCAGGAGTATAGGAGTCGATATTAGCCAGCAGAAGCTCGATGTCTTCCGCAGAGAACTCAAAATCCTCCTCTACTGCCGTTTCTTTAGCTGGATTCTGCCTCATAGACCCCTTCGGCGTTCTGTTTAAGCTCCAATAGGCGTTCTTTCAGCTTATTCTTGATGTCGGAGGCGTTCTGGTGGGTGATAGTCACCTCTTTCTTCTCGGCAAACAGCCCTATTTCGTTAATTTTGCCCAAAAACTGTAGTGCTTGGAGCCGAATCCGTGCGTCCGGGTTCTCTGTCTCCAGAAGAAGTTTGTTAATTACCGTATTCTTGATGTCATCAGGGGTGGCGTTCAGCGATCCGCCATACTCTTCCAATATGTTGTACGCCTCAAGCAGAGATGCAGTAGTAGAAGCCGCACGCTTAGCTTTATTTTTTGCCTCCGGCTCGGCCCCAGCGGGTTCTGGAGTAAACGGCATCAGGTTTATCTCCACATCGTGTTTTTCCATCAACTCCATATTGCGGCAAGCCGTCTCTGCTATCTCACGCAGCTCCGGATAGTTGAAATTGTTGGGTAGTTCTATAGGAATTTCTGTGGGTTCCATACCGTAGGTACCATCAAGGGGGGTGTTTTGTATTTTAGG